CAGGAAATGATTGACGTAGAGAGAACAGGCGGGTAAAGTATAGGCCGCAAGCAACGCCCTGAACAGCGCCACCGCAGTGCTTCTCTTTCTTCCGGGCCCCCGCTCCCACGGGGGCCCGCCCTTATGTCCACATTTGTAACAAATAAATACACGTGTAATATTTTGTTTGCCAAGTAGCCTCCACCGGCGCATACTGTGGTCGGAGGATATTTGCATGAGTGCAAGCGATCCGGTTGAAGACGCAGTTACAGCAAACATCAAGAGAGCCGCTGACGACTCGGGTTCTTTCGAGACGCATGACCTGGACACCTTGGTCGAAGCGGATCGTTATCTGGCGTCAAAGGCCAGTGCAGGTAATCCTTTCCTCGCTTGTAAGCGTGCTCGGGCCATCGCGGCAGGGCCCGTACAATGAGCGAAGCCGGCTACGTAAAGTCCAAGGGCATTTACATACCGGAGGGTACCCGGAAGAGCGCCAAGGCGTCTTTCGACTCATCCCAGTCCGGCCCTCAGATGGCAAAACGCTTCGCATTCGCCAATGATGTATCCCCAAATACTGATAATAACAGCAGCACCCGGAAGACCATCCGGAACCGGGCCCGTTATGAGTCCCAGAACTCAACATACGCCCGTGGTATCTCGCTCACTGTGGCGAATGACACGATCGGGACTGGCCCCCGCCTGCAGTTCCTGTCCAAAGACCGGAAGCTCAACGAGAAGGTCGAGGCTGCTTTCCGCAAGTGGGCCACGGCCATCCGGCTCGCTGAGAAGCTCCGGACTATTCGCATGGCCCGGATGATTGACGGCGAAGTCATTGTCGAACTGGTTACCAATCCCGGCATCGCTGGCCCGGTCCAGCTCGACATCGCTCTTTACGAAGCGGACTTCTTGGTCTCCCGGTACAAGGACCACAACACCCCGACCCATTACGACGGCATTGATTACGACAAATACGGGAACCCGGAGCAATATTGGTTGCTGGAAGAACACCCCGGTGACACCGGGCTCTTCGGTAACTTTGACCCCCAGCCCAAAGCTTACGCGGCCAACAGCATTATCCATTATTTCCGCGTCGACCGTCCTGGGCAGCGCCGGGGCGTCTCCGAGATGCAGAGCAGCCTTGAGCTGTTCAACATGCTCAGGACCTACACCAAGGCCACGCTGGACGCCGCTGAGACTGCGGCCAATCACGCGGGTCTCCTGTTTACGGACACGCCGGCAGACCAAGAGCCGGATGACGTAAATGCGTTCTTCGAAATCGACCTCACCCGGAACATGATGAAGTCGCTGCCCTACGGCTGGAAGTTCAATCAGCTAAAGGCCGAGCAGCCGACCACCACGTACCCGGCGTTCAAAGCTGAAATCATCACTGAGATTGCCCGTTGCCTGAATGTCCCTTTCAATGTCGCGGCTTTGAACTCCAGCGATTACAACTTTGCCTCGGGCAGACTCGACCATCAAACATACTTCAAAACTCTTGAGATTGAGCAGAATGTGATCGAGTCTGCCATTTTAGATCGGCTATACGATCTGTGGCTTCTGGAAGCTTCGCTGTCCCTCGGACTCCGAGTCAGCGAAGACATCCCGCACAACTGGTACTGGGATGGCCGGCTGCATGTTGACCCGCTCAAAGAAGCGAACGCCCAGGCCAAGCGCCTTGAATTTGGTACCACCACTCTCATGCAGGAATACGCAACGAGCGGACAGGACTGGGAAATTGCCCTTGAGCAGCGTGCTCTTGAACTGCAGAAGATGAAAGACCTCGGCCTTAACTTCGCAGGGTCGCCAGAGGAAGAACCCGAAGTAGAGGAACCCAAAGATGAATAGTTTTCTGACCAAAGCGGATAGCATTGAATTTCTGTTTGCGGCCCAGGGCGACAACAAGGCTCCGGGCATATCCATTGTTGCTTACAACGGTGGGCTCCTGCGCCTTGGTAATTTTCGATACCCTGTCGTGCTGGACTTCAACGGCGTTAAAGCCGGGGCCAAAGTCCCATTCCTCATCGACCACCAGAACACCACTGACTCCATCTTGGGGCAGGGTGTCATTAAGAAAACCGACTCAGCGATCATCGCCAGTGGTACCATCACCGGTGCCAGCGCCAGCGCGAAAGAGATCCTTGAGACCGCGCGTAACGGCCACGTCTATCAGGCCAGTGTCGGCGCCATCCCCCTGAAGTCCCTCATGATTGATGAGGGCGTAAAGGCAAAGATCAATGGCCGGGAGTTCACCGGGCCTTTGGTCCACGTAACATCCTCGGAAATTATCGAGGTTTCTGTTGTGGCTATCGGTGCCGATCGTGAGGGCACCGAAGTTGAGATTGCGGCGTTGTTTGGTTTGGACACTTTTGTTGAGCCCAAGAAGGGCATTGTTAAAGCAGGAAAGGAACTAAAGATGAACCCCAAATTTGTTGAATGGGTTCAGGCCCATGTCGGGCTTGATGAAGAGGCACTGAAGGCTATGTCTCCAGAAGCTTTGACCCAGGTGCAGGCGCAGTACGACAGCGTTATTGCAGCCGAGTTGAAGAAGAAAGAGCCGAAAGCCCCAGCGCCGAAAGCAACGGACACCGATGTCCAGGCTCAGCTCGCCGTAATGCAGGAAGAGCTTCGGGTCAGCAAGATCCAAGCGACCTGTGGTGCTGATTTTGAAGACCTGAGCAAAAAGGCGGTCAGTGAAAACTGGAGCGTTGACCAGGTTGAAGCCACTGTCAAAGAGGTCGAAGCCATGCGTGCAAAGCGCCCCACCGCCCCCGGTATTATCATCCGCGGTGAAGAAGGTAACGCCAAGACTTTGGAAGCCGCCATCGCCATGAGCCAGACCGGCATGGACGACAAAGCTCTTGAAGCTTCCTACGGCGAAAAGACTTTGGATCGCGCCGGCTCCATGCGCAACCTGAGCAACAAAGAAATGATGCACGCTGCCTGTAAGATCGACGGCGTGGACGTTCCTTCGCTCGGTTCCAGTCCTGAAGCTTGGGCCCAGGCTGCCTTCAGTACCGGCACCTTCCCGACCGTTCTGAGCAACGTCGCCAACAAGATGCTCTGGGCTGGTTACCAGCGTCGTGAATCTGTTGCCGCTGCTGTCTCCAAGAAGCTCAGCGCCAATGACTTCAAGACCCACACCAAGGCCCGTATCATGGCCGGCGGTGCGTTCCGCAAGATCAACAACGGTGGTGAGCTGCAGCACGGCACCATTGAGGACGAAAGCTACACCTACGCCATCGATACCTATGGCGAGTTGCTCGGCCTCACCCGTCAGGACATCATCAATGATGACCTGGGCGCCTTCACCGTCATCCCGGAACACATGGGACTTGACGCATGGCAGCTCCGGGAAAACCTGTTCTGGACCATGGTTCTCGCCAACACCGGCGACTTCTTCGGTACCGTCAATGGCAACCTGTTGACTGGCGCCACTGCTTCTGTTCTTGGCCTCACAGGTCTGCAGAACGCCGTTACTGTCTTCGAGAAATACGAAGACAGCAAGGGTCGCAGTTTGGGCATCGTGCCGGACTTCATGCTCACCCCGAGTGAACTGAAGGTCACTGCTGAGAACTTCTTCAACAGTGCCAGCATGATCACCGGCGAAGACGCCACCATTCCGTCCCGGAACCCGTACTCTGGTAAGTACGCCCCGCTCAGCACTCCGTTCCTGAGCAACAGCGGGATCACCAACTACAGCGCCTCAGCATGGTATCTGTTCGCAGACCCCGCCGTTGTTGCTGCCTTTGGTATCGCTTACCTCAATGGCCAGGAACGCCCGGTCATTGAAGAGACTGCTCTTGACCCCCGTTACTTGGGTCGGACTTTCCGCGGTTACCTCGATGTTGGCGTCTGCCAGATCGATCCGAAGGGCGCTGTCAAGTCCACGGGCGAAGCAGCTTAGTTACATCTTGAAGGGTAGCCGGTCTTGGGTAGATCCCTGGGCCGGCCCCTCTTTTTCTTTGCCATAAGGAGCTAAAAATGGCTTACGAAGCAGAGTTTCTTTACCACGGGGACACCATCCCCTACACCCCCTCGGGCGCGGCTGTCGCGGCTGGGCAGGTAGTCGAGGTTGGCGATATCATCGCCATTGCTCGCATTGACATTGCCGAGGATGTACCGGGTACCCTCTGGGTCATCGGTGTATATCTGGTTGACAAGACAGATGCCAAAACCTTCACTGCCGGTCAATCGGTTTACTGGGATGCCAGTGAAAACGAAGCGACTGACATTGTTGATACCGTCAACCTGTTCATGGGTTACGCGGTTGAAGCACAGGCTGGTGTGACTGCTACGGATCAGGTCAAGGTTCGCCTTGATCAGCCGGTATCAGGTTCCGCTGGCGCTGCCGGTGCTACTGGCGCTACCGGTGCTACCGGCGCTACTGGTCCGACGGGCTCATAGATTGACCGTCTTCAGTAATGCGGCTACGTGGTTACAGAACAAACGCCTCGCTCATGCGCTCATAGATGTGACGTATGAGCGAGGTTCTGCGTCTGCGGCAATTCAGGCGTGGATAGGCCGCACCCTTTACGACGAAATAGACGACGCGGGAGTCATTATCCGTAATGAGTCCCGCGACTATTATTTCGCGATCAGCGCTTATGACGACGCTGGCTTTGAGGTTCCTCAGATCGGTGACTTGATCAAAGAAGACACGGGCGCCGGCGAGGTAGTTTACCGGGTCCAGGCGCCTTTCGGAATGCAGCATTATGACCGGGACACCCACCGCTTGCGCTACCGGATTCACACCAAGCGGATTTCGGACGAGTATGTGGCTTCCGACGACGCCCTGCTGTTCACCGGTGGTGTGACTTTTGAATTTGTAGATGAGACGGACTTCGAGTACGTAGGAGCATAACATGGGCAAAGACCTCTATACCAAATTTCCTACCAAGTCGGAAACGATGACCGAGGCTGCCAGTGTGTATTTCACCGACGGTGCGAGCGAAGAAGGCCGGATGGAAAAGCCTGAGCTGATTGAAGACCTTGGCATCAATGCCAAGGTTGGTCTTCCCTCTGCGCAGGAAGCCATCGGGGCACCGCTGTCAGATAGCGACCTGATTTTCTCGCAGAACCCCGGAGCAGAGACTCCCGCTACGGAGAAAGCAACGCTCGCAAATCTTTGGACTTGGATCAAGTGCCATTTGGTAGCGATTGATACCGACCTTTTGCCAGACATTAACAGTACAAGGTCAATAGGATCGGACACGATC